TGCAACTAAATCCCCGGATCCGTCATCAACAAAGTGCTTAGTGTTATAAACCGCATTATTATATTTTTGAATAAATATGTTTTTTGCTTCAAACAGCAATCTGCTTACTTTGAAGATATTAGTAATGTCCTCTCTCTTGTTGTTGAAAGACTGCATAGTTTCCATAGCATTGTTGGTTGCGCGTTCACGACCTTTTTGACTTTTTAAATTGTTAATTTTCTTTTGAACTCTTTGAGAATACCAGTTAATAAATCCTTCAAATGAAGCACCAGCATCTTCTAAGAAATTACCAGACTTGATTTCGCTGTTAATGTAAATGTTTAAAAATGCCGATGGTAAATCGTCATAATTAATAGAACTGTTTACTTCGTCTGCAGCTTTGACCAGTCTCATTACCTCTGCTTCTTCTTCGTCGGTAAGTGTTACAACACCAGTATCATCAGTAAAGAAAGCATCATCAAACCATACGCCAGGGGCTCGTCTAAGTCCTGAGACATCGGCACCAAAGCTAGCGCCACTATCTAAGCTATCGTATGTTGTGTGAAACACAATTCCAAACTTAGATTGCTCGATTTGCCTTCCAAGCTCAGAATCAACTGGAACAGCATAAACAATAGTGTTTGGTTTAAACTTGTAGTGAGGCTCACCATCAATATTGGCGGTGCTAATCATCTCGTCATCAAACATGAAGTCACCTTGTAGGATTTTCTTAATGTTTAGCGCGGGAAGATATTCTAAAGCTTTAGTTAACTTATCAACAAGACCAGGAGCATGACCGTGGTTCTTAATAATGTCTTCTTTTGTATAATTAATCTTGGGCACCTTGTTGAAGATTGATTTGGTGCCTACAAAGAACTTTCCATTTTCAGGATTTATACCTGCAAAAATAGCCGGCGCTCCGTCCCATTTGACGGACGTTTGAATCTTAGACTTGGTGTTACCCTTGAGAGTCTTTAAAAGCTCTAGAAGAAAAGCCCTAGCCATCTTGTAACCCTCGGGTCCTTTGGTTAGAACTAATTCTTCTAGGTGAGTAAGATGAGTGTTAGCTTTCGCCATCATTCATCTCCTTTTGACTCTTCTAATATATTAAGTTTCTCTTGGAGAACAGACATATCATTTTCCATCCTTCTGGCAAATCTCTTAACTTCACGCAAGTGAGTCTTTGCAATCTGCAATCTGCGCTTTTCGGTCATAGTTCTAGGTTTAAGATTGGAAATTATTTCTTGGAGACCTTGAATATAGGTAAAGATGTTTTTCTCATCTAGACTCTCGGTAAGAAAATCTCGCCAATCGGAATTTAATGACATGTCTTCATCCTCTTTTAAGTTTAATAATAGTTTTTGAATGAAACGGCTTTTACACTTTTTAAGTGCAACTTTTATATTTACCGTTCATTGTCTTAGCCTCGCAAGTGCTTTCTAAGAAGGTTAGCAATAGCCTCTTGAAGAGCATCAACAGACTCGTTCTTCTCTTCCTTTTCTTTCTTATCTTCAGCAGCATCCTTCATAGACTCTTCTTTATCGCCATCACCATCGATGTCAATGTAGTCAGGCTTCGCAGCTTCATCAAGCTCTTCGTCTTCGCCCTCTTCAAGAGTTTCGTTTTCATCAAGCTCTTCCTCGTCACCTTCATCAAGCTGCTCTTCTTCTTCGCCTTCGTCCATCTTCTCTTCATCATCACGGACAGGCTCTCTTTTATGAGGCTTGCGTCGATCGCCAGCTTGTTTGGCTTGTGCTAATTCTTCAATCTCTTCCTCACCTTCAGCTTGAAGTTCACCAGTACCGTTGAACTCATCGAATTCTTCCAGGGAATTAAATTTGAATCCCCATGCTTCTGAAATCAGTGAACCAATTTCTTTGTTTTTCCAATCTTTTGTAGACATCTTGTTATCTCCTTTTTGTAGATGTTCGTAATAAATAGTGTTTTCTTTCTTTAACTTGTCTTCAAAATCACGAAGACACATACTGCCATCTCTGTTGGCATCCATTTCCATTTGTCTTAAATGAGGATTGGTTTGTGCATAACCCTCAACGGCTTCACCAGCGTTATCAAATTGTCCATCACAGTTTTGTTTATGATGAACAAGTTCATGACCCAAAGAACGAAGAATGTCTTTTGGGTGACGACCGGTAATATACAAAGTTACAGACCTGGCTTCTGGATCGTAGAATGCAGTTTTTCCAAGTGGGTTTTGAGCATTTTCAGCATCGCTTCTTAAAAACAAGCGAGGCGGATCTTTAAACCCTATTTGCTTTTGAGCAAAGGGAATAAATTGCTTAATAATATTTCTTAATAGTTCAGTATTCATAAAAAACCCACTATAAATAGTATTTAGCTGTTCATTTCACTATCAAATTCACCGCTCTTGACCAATTTTAGATTTAGTGTAAATAATTCTTTTTCTTCAAATTGTTCATTCAACGGTTTTACTGTAGCTATTGAAACCATTCTATCAGATTTTATCATATTTTCTAACTTGATTAAAATACCGTAGTTGACGTTCCACTCTTCCGTGTATTTATCCCAAGTTGTCCATTGGACTATGTCACCAACAGAAAACTCTTCACTTGTTAATTGTCCAAATTTTTCTTTTTCATTCATCGTTGCTAACTATCCAACCACAAGTACCCTTTTTTAAATATTCAATTAATTTATATTCAGCTTCTTCAAATGTTTTATAAATTGCAACATCTTCAATATTGTCAGCAGATAAAACCTTTAAAGTAAACATTTGCTTGATAGGTTTGGACATCTCAGCGCTTTCATCAAATGCATAAAGTTTATTATTTTTTTTGACCGCCATTCACTTATACACCCCCTATAATAATTATGCCTAATTATTGTTTTGGAATATTATTAAAAGTGCCAAAAGCGTGACAACGCTAAGTTCAAATCCAGCTAAAAAATATAAACCCCAAGAAAATAATAGAGTTGTAACTAATTTCCAAAAAAAATTAAATTGATATAACATTAATCAAACTCAGAGAAATATACCTCTTCTTTATCAATTTCAACCAAAAATCCATCGAAGGTGTAAATCAGATAGCTGTCTTTTCTATCTTCAATAACAAGAGCTTTTTGTCCGCGCTTAACGTTAATAAATGACTTACTTTCAGGTTGATAGCAGAAGAGATACCCAGTGCCCCTAATACAAACTTCCGGCACTAATTCTATTTTATCAAGTTCTTCTTGTTCCTTGTATGGTATTTTACCATTCATTTGTTCAGCAGCAAGTTTTATTGTTGCAACTAAGGAACTGCTTATCTTTTTACCCATTTCACATCATATTTGTTAGGGCTAATGCTGATGCCATCAGAGCCTGTATAACCATAAACATGGTAACTGATTTAGTTTTAAACTCCTTTAACTCCTCAATCTCTTGAAGCGCTGTTTTGATTTGAGGTGGGGAAGCCACATCATCCATCTTTTCTTTCCAAGACTTTAAATCCTGTACTCGGTCTTCCTTAGCTTTCAGCTCAGTCAATTGACCTTTAACGTCTTGCAGTTCAGTGCGTAACGCTTCAATGCCGCTTGACATAGTTTCAAGCTGTTGTAAAACTAACTTTGAGTAGGTTTCCCATCCATTTGCATCACTCATTTGCTATGCCTCCACATAATAAGTAGTCGTATCACACGCTCACTAATTCAGGCTTACCGTGCTTAACCAAATATATATCAAATTTTATGTCACGATCGACTGATTCAAGTTCTTTTTTCACTTGATTCATATCGTCAATATTGCCTTGAGAGTCATCATAGAATTCAACTTCTTTAATATTATCATATTTGGATAGTACTGCGTTTGACAGATAACTACCCTTGTTTTTACCTTCAACACCGATCATAATAATATTCTCGGTTTCTATTGGTTTGTCGAACGTGCGCAAAACTCTGTGAATATCATCAATAGACACCGGTGCACGTGCAGTTAACACCATGACTTGTGTATTTGGATCTTTCAATCGTTCTCTCATAATTGAAGTGATGTTTGGATTTTCTGTTGCATCATTTACCTGGTCAAGCGGCGAGAAATCAAACTCATATCTGTCGTCGCCTTTGATTGCATCGTAATCTTCTTGAGATTTGGTTTGGAATGTTTCACCCGTTTCTTTGTTGATAACATTAACAACTCCAGTTGTAAAAGCAATTGTTTCATCAAAATCAAAAATAGATAAACGAGTAGCAGTTTCAATATTTTCAGAGAGAACATTCTCAAATCGTAATCTATCGGTACCTGAACGCTGTGTGTTGTTATTGAAAGGCTCGCCAGAATTTAGGTTTTTATGTCCAGATACGGTTGAGTAAACATCATTTTGTTTTCTTTTCTTTTTGTATTTTTTTTGAGCTTTACTCTTAAATGGCGTAGGCTCCTTACGAGGTCTTTGATCTCGTTGTTCGTTTAAATACTTTCGCCAATTTTCAAGTAGGAGTTTCATTTTATTTCTTTTACAGATTGTTCCATTTCATCGTCAAAGTCAGTGCGCAATTTAATCATAGGATTAAATTTAGCATGTTTTCGCTCTAAAAGCAAGGACCCTTGTGGTTTTACTAAGGTTCCGTCAACCTCAACACCTTCGAAATCGATTTCTGTCTTTTGTTTATAGATTACCTTTGGCTCTTTTTCATCGTTAGCATATGCAACGCCCGATAATAAAAATAACATTAAATATTTCATTTTTGTTCCCCTTCTTCACAATGTTTTTCAGTCTTTTCAACATTTTTACCTGATTCTTCTTTTTTTGACACTGTGAAAGCTGCTAAACTAATACAGGCAAATCCGATGATGAACAGATCAATCACCCCCATAGACCTCATATAATTCTTCGTCTGTTATGGGTTCGGTTTGGTCAGCTAATTTTTGTAGCTCTGGTAATTTTCCAGATAGTGCGTTTTCATACAAGAATGGAAAAACAGAATGTACTAGACACTGTAATTCAATGACTTTAAGAGTGTGTATTATCTTCCAAGAAGATTTCATGTGCTCAAAATAGCTTTTTTCTCTTTCATCAAGATGTTTAGTAAGTTTTTTTAACATTAGTTATCATACTCCTCATTTGTATCCTCGCGGACCATTGATGTTGCTTGCAACATATCTTCTGGCTCCACTTCTTTAAGTACGAGATTACCGGTTTTTGGCTCATAGTACATGCCAATTAGATCCCCTGTACTAACATTCTTCATTTCTTCTTCAGTGATAACAATTTTACCACCATTCTTTTTCACTAGCATGGTAAGAATGCTAAATAGGTAGTCAGGGTCTTGTAAATATTTACTCATCTTTAGCCTTGTTCATTCTCTGAGTTTTCTTCTTCGAGGCTTCTTTACGTTTCTTTGCGTAATCGTATGATTTTTTCAAACGAGCTTTGACTTTTGGATCTTTAGCATTATTATAAGCCGCTCTAGCGCGTTGATGAATCAAGTTAATAATCTGTGATTGGCGTTTGTGCGACTTTGATTTAAATGATGACTTAGAAAGAGTGTCTTTAATATCTTGTACAGTAGAAAACTTTACCGATACTGTATCGCTTGGGTCCTCGTCGGTGTACAATCTCCGACCAGAACCTTTAGGCTTTTTTCCAGTACCCTTCTTTGGATCTGCCTCATAAAGATCCGCATTTTCATTTTTACGTTTTTTACTTTTCTTCTTCTTAACGCAATTTGGGTACATCTTTCCAAACATCTTCTTCATACCTTTCTTTTCATATCCAGGCCAACATTTCTCAAGGAGAATATCTTGCAATTCTTCTTTAACAATTTGTTTTATTTCTTCCGCAGTAATATTACTCATCGCCTTTACCTATGTTTGAGCGTTCTTGCCAGTCGGCTGAAATGTCATCGTCCTCGATCGGACCACCCTTAGCCCAAGTTCTACAAGATCTTGCAGAATGGCATTTAAAATGATGCATCCAACAGTAACCTAATTCTCCATCTTCGTCAGAAGTTTCTCCAGGCATACATTCTTTCATCCTTGGAGAGATATCAAATGCAGTACAAACGCCACAGTTAGAGGCTTCTGCTGCTTCTTCTGTTGTGTTCCAGTACTCCGCGGTTCTTTCCCAGTAATCTCCCGGCTCATCAACGTTTAAAGGTCCGTATTGAATATGTTCAGCTTGAATGGCTGAATCTCTATTCTTAGTATTGAGTTCTAAATCTTGTGTAGCTGGCGGACAAATTAATTTTTTTGCCTCTGCAAGAAACCCTCGCCAGTTTTCAATTAATAGTTTCATGATCTTAAATAGTCCTTCCAATT